ATCGCAGCTTTCTCGCGGTCTTCTCCAGCAGCCAACTCAAAGGACTCGTCGTACACAGCTTTAAGCATGGGTATCCGTTGTTCAGCTTCCGGTAATTTTAACGCGATGTGATATGCCAAGCCGGCGGTCAACGCTGGCAGGAAGCGGAAGTTCACGTCAGCAGTATTCACACCGGTACCCGCATCGTCAATACGGCGCAGACGCCAGTATCTAAACACGTAGTAAGGGCTGCCTGTGGTTCCTTGGTCTGGAACTGGCCAAACTGTAATCCTAGGGTTATCCCTAAGACGCTCAATCCAAACTTGAATGGGGCGTGCTTGCTGCAGCTTGTTGGGGATCGTGGCGTATGTAGACACGCTAATACGTGTGATGGTCAAGTCAGACTGGGTAGACACGTTGCCTGCCCCCGTGCGAATAACATGTTCAAGCAAGTCAATGGTATCTGCCGGCAGGTCGTAGGTAGACTGGCCTTGAATGAGGTTGATGTATCCCTCTTCAATGGTCCACATGTTGATACCTTTGTTCTGCCACTCAATCGTCATGAGGTTGAACGACCGACGCGCCGTGCGCAAGTCATAGCCCGACCGCATTTCCCGGCCCGCCCGCTCAAAAGCCTCTTCAGCGATTTCCGTAAAATCGAGGTTAAATGCGGTTGTGCCGGAAACAGTCATTTTTTCAAGCCTTTGAGGGTCTCAGCTAGTCGAGCGCGTTGACCCATTTTACCGGGCTTCTTCGCCGCAGCGGCAAGTTTTTTAGCGGGGATAGGCTTGTCACCTTTAACGCCAAGGGAAGCGCGTAAAGCGCCGGGTTTTTTGATTGCGCCTGCAATCCAATTTTTAGTAGCCATTATCTGAACCTCGCTGTCTTTTTTGCAACCGTTTTTGGTTGCGCTACAAACTGTTTACCCGCTGCCTTGCCTGCACGTTTGGCACGGGTTGTGGCGGCATACTCTGCTGAGCTAAGGCTTTTAATGGCAGCTTCAGGGAGATAGCGCTCCCCCGTCTTTGACGACGGCTTGCCAGACTTAGTACGCCACTTCTGGTCGCCCCAATCTTTAAGGGATTGCTGTGGTGCTTTAAGTGCCATCGCCATAACTCCCAAAAGCATCAAGGTATTCTAGGGCATTCCTTAACACAGTAGGGCTATCTTTAAACATCCCCAACGCACGATTGCACTGTTTGCAAAGTACGCCCCGAAATTCTCCGGTTTCGTGGTTGTGGTCAATAGCGCTTTCTATCAACGCTACTTCTACTTTGCAAATGGCACAGCACCCTTCTTGGCGCTCGTACCGTTCTACAAGTTGTTCTGGGGTAATTCCCCGGCGGGAACAACGCTTAGCCAAAGTCCACGGGTCTCTTTCACGATACTCAGCCACTCGGTGCTGGTTAAGTTCTGCCCAGTCCTTATGTCTTTTGTAAAGACAAGTATTGCAATGACTTTTGTACAGATGCGCCATTTGCCCACCACGACTACGAAACGCGGATAACTGCTTTGTCTCACCACAATCTGTACAAGTCTTTGTAGCCTCAGTCACGATAGCCCCCACCTGCGGCCTTATATTTTTTTGCTACTAATTGGCTTTTTCTCGCGCTCCATTTTCCAGAACCAGTACCCTGTGTTGCCGCAGCTTTAACTTGGCTCACAATACGTTTGCGCAGGCTAGGTTTGGTGTAGTTTCCAGCGGCATTTACATGCCCGCCTTCAGCGTACTGGGTGAAGTCAGTGTCGTCGCGGCGAGCGGTCTTTTTACCGCTAGGCATTTTGGATGGGGAGATGTCTCCCATGCCGCGACTAACCCTCATTTGCGACCCTTGGTCATACCGCCACCGCAGAACTGCTGAGCACGGGTTTTGCCGCGTTGAGCAATACCATCAGCCGAACGGGTGAAGCCACCTACAGAGCCGCCAGAAGCATAGCCTTTGACTTTGCCACCGCGTTTCATGCCCAAGGTCCACTCGTCACCGCCAAGATTTTTACGCATAGCCTCTGCGCCAGCAGAACCGGGCTTAACACCGGAGCGGCGAGCGTTTTCAGACAGCATTTCGGAGTTACGGCCTTCAGCACGGGCAGCGCGTTGCTTAGCCAACGTGCCGGCTTTGTCGTAGCCAATGCGTTTGGTAGGTGCGGGTAATGCTGCTTGAGAGATGGTGCGTAGCCCGCTGCCGCCACCACGGTTAGCGGCTGCTTTAGCTAGTGCTGCAACGCCTTTAATACCAGCGCCACTACCACCGCCGAGAACCTGCTCAGGGTATACACGTTCGATAGCTTGGCTTTCGGGCATCATGGTTTGTTTGCGGTACTTAGAGTCGCCCTTGCCTTCGTTACCGTAGTTCTCGTTGGTACGAGTGTTGCCGGCCATTGAAGGGCGCTTAGAGCGGTCATCAGTAGCAGCTTTACGGACGGGTGCAGGGGTAGCTACCGGAGTACGACTTACTGGGCGGCTGGGCATTGAGCGGCCAGAAGTCTGCGTTTGGTCGGGGCCGTCAGCGGTAGCGCCTTCATCCATTGCGCGACGGCGGGGCAAGTCAGCGTTCAAAGCCGCTTCATTTGATGCTTCGTCTTCAGTCTGGTCGGGGATGCCGACCATGGAGCCCTCTTCGCCGTCATAGCGTTTGACTTTGTGTTTAGCCATTAGCACTTCCCGCCTTTCTTCATTGCAATTTGGGTTGCTTTGGTTTTGCCTTTGGTAGCAATACCGTTGGCAGAAGAACGGAACGCGCCCCCTGCAGCCAACTTTAAGGAGGTGCCCTTGCCGCCTTTGTGCTCTTGCATATCGTGCTGTTTGAAGGCCTTTTTAATCATGGCCTTGTCTTGGGCCATGTCGGTCGAGCCGCCCTCGGCCATCTTAGCCATGCCGCCTTTTTTCATGCCCATCATCTGCTTTTTGTCTAGTGCCATGTCAGCTTTAGAACCCTCTTTCATGCCCTTTTTCTCCATGTCTTTACCAGACTTCTCAAACTTAGCGAATGGGTTTATACCTTTAGTAGCCATACTTCCACCTTTTGAAAATTTACGGCCCTTGTCGGCTTTGTCGAAGTCTTGGCCCACGGACTGTGGGACGCCTACTTTTTTGGCAAACGCAGGGCTATGCGCGATTGCCGCCATGAAATCATGTTGTTTTTTAGAGCTACTCGGCATCTGGTTTCTTTCGAATCAGCTCTGAAAACGGTTTGCCAGTCACCATCTCTGCGATACGCATCAAAGCAAGCACTGCTCCGATAAGGCCAAACACCGGCGAAATGAACTCAAGAAACGCACCAATTGCTGCTATAGGAGCAAAGATGTCGATAGCGTTTTTAAGGGTGTCGTGATGTTCAGTCATATCAACATTTCCATCGTGCTAAAGATGCGGCCTTGCGTGTAGGCTTGCCGTTTTCGTCTTTCATCGGACCCGGCATACCGGACATCCGCGCACAGAACGACTTCTTGCGAGGGCCACCTTGGGGCTGTGGAGCCTTGAGATTAGACCCTGTAGCTGCGTTGTACTTGGCGCGGCCTTTGGCAGTCAGCCCAGCCCCTTTAGAGGCCGGGAGTTTTTCACCGCGACCCACTGCGAGGGATGGGGTTTTCTTAGCCATAAAACACCGTAATTCCTGTTACAGAACCGACGCTAAGTGTGAGGTACAGCCCCGTAGAAGCCAAGATACCTTCGCCGGGAACAAATACACTAAACGTATTGGGCGTTCCAAGGCTTGCTATGTCCATTGTGTACAGAATGGCCCCCGTAGAACTTCCATCTCTTATCTCAAAAGTTGCAGCCGTGCTTGCTTTTGGGCTAATAACAATACCTTTGAGGCGTGTACGCCCAGCGTAATAAGACCCTGCCGCACTTAAATGAGCACTCTTAACATCAGTTTGTTGCATAACTAATCTCCTGTAAAACAGGGGCCGAAGCCCCTGAGACTAATTACTGCTGGCCAACGGGTTGTGAGCTGTTGCCGCTAGAGTCTTTGACCGCGTACTGCACAGTTATTTGAGCTGCGCCCCCGCTAGCAGTTCCTGCGCAAGCGTAGATAACTTGAAGGATTAAGTCAACTGTACCGACGTTCAGAAGGGTGGCCATGTTGGTACCAGACAGCGTGGTAGTTGCGCGTCCAACTGCCAAGGGGGTAGTGGTAGCGCCACCGACGGTAGCCAAAGTAGTGCCGCCCGCCGTTTGAATGGTGATGGTATTACCAGTTGAGCCGGCAAAAGCAGTGGTGATATCGCAGAAGATATTGGTAATCTGTGCGCCAGCAGGAATGACTGCGAAAGTGGTAGCAGTTGTAGTACTGACCGTCATCGTACCCGTCTGAGTAACTTGGGTAGTACCTGTGTTCTGGATTGTGCCGGCAGTGGTGCCGGTGGTGTTTTTAACGGTGCCGAGCAGCCAAGGGCCGAGGTGAGTTGCGAATCCCATGATATGTGTTCCTTACATACAAGCTAAGTGCGTCAATCGGTATGTCGTCTGCTGGGGCAGTTTGGCGCACTGGAAGTCCCAGATGCACACAATATACACTAAATTTTGATAGAGTCAAGGGCATGCCCTACAAAGACCCCGCTGTTAGAAAAGCCAAGCACAAAGAGTATTCGGCTGAGCACTACAAGGCTAATAAAGCGAAAGTGCGGGAGTCAGCAAAAACAACTCGGCGTGAAGGTAGGGCGTTATGGTCGGAGTTTAAAGCAGGGTTAAACTGTTCCGTTTGCGGTTTTGCACACCCCGCTGCTATTGACTTTCATCACCCACCGGGCACAAAAAAATACGGGGTAAATAATTTAATTAAAGATGGCCGGTATGCCCTAGCGTATAAAGAGGCAGCCAAGTGCATCATCCTCTGTGCTAACTGCCATCGCATCCATCACTACAATGAAAAAGGGGACCGCTAAGGCCCCCCGTGTTGGGTACGATTATACCCAAATTAGGTTGCTTCGGCTTCTTCTTCGTCTTCAACCAGCAGCCACTCGCCGGTCTCTTCGTTCAGCCAGTACCAAGCTTCGTACTCTTCGTCGTACCAGCAAAAGCACTCAGCGTCTTCATCGTAGGTGTACTCTTCGCCTTCAGCAAAGTAGTGGTCGATGTCTTCGGGGATTTCGATATCGTCTTCAATTTCAACAACTTTGCCATCGCCAAAAGCAGCTACAGCTTGCAAGAACTGCAGAATGGACTCGGTGGAATACTCAAAAAAACTGCCTTCTGGCAGCTCAACAGCTACAGTAAAAAACATGGTGTTCTCCAAAAACTAGGCGCAGCGACCTTGCTGCAAAGACATCCTACACGGTTTTTGTGACTTAGTTTATGACGAGGTTTGTTGTGTAAATACAACAAAAAAGGGCTCCCGAAGGAGCCCTTTCTCAAAGCCCGAGGGCTTAGGCCGAACCGGGCGATCCGAAGATGCCCAGAGGGTCAGACACGCCGAACGAGTAACGCTCGCGAGCCTTGTAACGGACGTTACCAGTATCGAAGTCGCCGTCCATGTTGTTAACCAACGGGGTACGAACAAAATGCTTCAAACCGTTAGGCACGTCGGTAGTCAAGTACCAGCCGTTGGTGTCGGTCAAGAAGTGGTTAACGCAGTAACCTTCAGGAATCGAACCATTGTTCTTCAACGCGTTGATGTCGTTGTCGGTGGTACCAACGCGCAGTTCTGTTTCCAGCAGGCGGGTAGCGACGAACATCAAAGCCGGAGGAATAACCAACTTCTTGGGACGAGCAGCAATCAGCAGACCACGCTCATCAGTCCAAGCGGCGATTTGAATAACTGCGTTTTCCAACGAAGTTTCGTTCAAGTCAGCAGCGGTAGCTGGGCGGTTGCTGTTGACACCACCAGAGATCAGTGGGTGTGCAGTAGAGAACAGAGGCTGGCCATCACCGTACGTGACGTTGGCGGAGAAGCCGTTGTTCAAAATTGCAGCAGCCTTGACCTGCTTGGTGTATGCCATACCACGGGCCAAAGCCTTGGTGTAGCGGCTGGAGAGGCTGTCGTACAAGTTATCTTCCACAGCTTCCTCAGTGATGGAGAAGCCCATCGCAATGGTTTCGTGGTTGTAACGAGCAGTCCAAGCTTCCTGCGCATTGTCATAAGCAATGGCAGAGCCCTCGTTCTTCACCGGAGCGGCGGAGAAGCCAGACAGCTTGGTTTCCTCTTCAAAGCTACGCTCCGAAGTTTCGGTTTCATAGATTTCCTTGTGCTCTTCGCCGTACTTGGCGTACTCCAGACCGAACAAAGCGTTCAGACCGGGGAGCAGTTCTTTCAATAGTTGTGCGCGTGAAATAGCCATGATTTAACTCCTTAGACTGCGGCAGCAGCGTAGTACTCTTGCAAGCCGAAGTTCAGTTTGACCAAAACTTCAGGATACTGAGTAAACACGAGCGTGGCGCTCGAACCAATCGTTTGCTGGGGTGCAGCGTTCAACACAACAGAAGTCGTGTTGTTAGCTGTAATAGCCGTAGCAACGAACGAACCGGTTTCCACCAGCGAACCGTTAGGGGCCAACCAAGCGACGTCAGTACCCACAGGGATAGCAAACGGTACGTTAGCGGTAACCGTAATAGTAGCGGTAGAGATGCTGCTATACACAGCGGTACCCAGAGCAGCGGCGGTATCAGGAACGATACCAACGATGCGGACGGGGTATGCGGCGTTAGCGCCAACCGAAGCTTGACTCTGAACTGCCACGGCAGAATTACCAGTAGCAGTGCTGCCAGTATTCTGTACCAAAGGAGCGTTTTGGCCAACCATTGCATAGCTTGCGCTAGTAACGGTAGTGCCGCCAGAAGCGCACACAACAGCTTTGAACACTGTGTCAGGATCATCGCAGATTACAGCTTGAATATCACCAGCCGCAGTGCTTGCGGGGTAGTATTGGCTGAAAGTCAGCTGCTTAGTCAACGGGTTCGTGTATTGGCAACCCAAGAAAATACCAACCACAGCTTGGCTGTTGAAGGTAGTAGTGCCGGTGAAAGGCACAACAAAGCCACGCGCAATAGCCACGACATCGCCATAGAACATGGCGGTAGAGTAGTTATACGAAATGGGTACAAGGCGGGTAGAACCCGCAAATACTTGACCGCCGATCAAGTTGACCGGCTTTAGGCCGTAGGGGGCCGAGACCGTAGGATATGCCATTTAAGACTCCAAAAAAGTTAAATACCTCTACCGAAAGTAACCTTTGTAGACCGCTCTTTGAACAGCGGCATACGTGGGTCGTTTTCTCGCATGTACGTATTGTCCACGCCGGCCATTTCGGCTTCCGTTTTTTGACGGAAATACGCGTCACGGTCCTGCATAAACTCTACGGGGGCTTTGCATAACATCAGGCCACCAATCAAAATGCTGTCTGGAAAGTTGGCATGGCCACCTCCAAAAACCTGCACTTCAGGATGGTCAGACGCCTTTACAGGTTCCCAACCTTCGCCAAACTGTCCAGAAATGTTAGTCGCGTCATCCTTGTTAAGCATGCTCACCCGAACCCAACGAAACGCATACCCCGGCTCTGGATTAGGGTCGGGTAGAAGTCGGCGCGGAGCCCATTTAACTGGACGTTGGTGGGCCACGCGGGATTCAGATTCACGGCTTTTACGAATTATCTCGGTCATAATCATTTCCTCATTTGTTCAGCTACTACTTGCTTAGCATAAAGCTCCAACGGAACTCCAAGGCGCTTAGCAAGGTCCACCTGCGATTTAGTAAGTACGACTTTTTTGGGCGCAGTACTACGAGTGGCTGGTGCAACCACATTCGATTTGGTCCGTTGAGTTGGCGCATCAACGGGATCAGCAGGCTCGAACTCGTCTGCAAATCTTTGCCGCATTTCGGCGTCAATACGTTCGTAGTATTTGACGCTTCCAGCAGTATATCCTTCCGCCACAACATCGTCATGGAGTCCTACGGCATATGCCGTCATACCCTTTTTAGAACCGAACCATGGATTACGCTCTGTCCAGTCCTTCAGTTGGGGGTCCATATCCAGCTGTTGAGGCTGTTGGGTAGTTTGTACACTATCTTCAGTAATTTGTACAGGGGTAGGGCGAAAATTAGCAACCCGGTCCGATTTAAGGCGAGCTGCGGTCATTTCCTCCTGTGCCGAAACCAGAGCGTCTGGGTCACCCGCTTCGTACGCATTTTTAAACTTGGCGCGGGCTTTTTCCATTTCATTGGCGGCTACCTGCTTAGCCTGTTCCATCAAAGCCGTCTGGCCTTCATGCAGCGAGCCTTTGAGCTTTTTATTTTCCTCAACTACTTGCTTAGCTAAGCGTACGGCCTCTTCGCGTTCGCGCTGGGCAGCTTCTTTAGCTCGGCGTTCCTCATGGTAGCCCTTGGAAAAGTGCTTGATGCGGCTCTGTACGCTTTCGTCGTACTTGGACAGCTCCTCGTCTGTAACGTCTTTAGGCGGCTCGGCCATAGGTTTACGATTACGGTCCGCCGGTGGGGTATCGTCCACAATTTCAATTTCGTCAGCGGGGGCCACAATGCGACCGCCGGCCCGGGGGTTTTCTAACTCGACTGTAGTTTCGTCAGGAAACTCAAAGGTAGTTTGTTCTGTTGCCATATACCCTCCTTAGTATGGGCGTTTGATGCCGCGAGGGTCTTGCACAACCGCTTCAACAGATTCATCATAGATAAGACGCCATTCAGTACCATGAATTAGCATGCGGGTTCCGCTATTGGGGCGAGTAATAATAAAATCACCTACCTTGCAACTCGGACCGCTGGGAAACTTGTCCTTGGGGAACGCGTCGGGTCCTATCTTGGCCACAAACAACACGGGAGACAAAATCTCTTCGTGGTGCATCATGGTCGCGGTTTTTACGAGGGAGCTACCCTCAATAGTCTCGTCTGCCTTGGGCAACATACACAAGATGTGGAATGTCGCTGGGTCCGGCACTTGCCGCGCTTTCTCCTCAGGGGTAGTATTTAATACCCCCGACAAGTCAACGGCTTGAACATCAAAGTCAGTCATGGTTAGCTTTCAAAGTACGCACGAGGTCACCTATTTCCATCTGTGCGGTCAGGAGACCTCGGATAACTCCGCACAGTTCCCGGTAAGCAGGGAAGTCGGTGACTCCCCCCTCTGCCAAAGATTCAGCTAATTCAGTTCGACGTTTGGCGAGCAGCTCGCTCAGGTGCTCAAGGACCGCAATTTCATTCATTTAGGTTCTTTCTTTTCAGGTTTAACTTTAGGCTGTGCAGCGGCAGCGGCTTCGGCGGCTGTGTGCAACTTGTGCAGGTGGGCCTGATCGGCATGCTTGAGCTTCTGCATGTGCACTGCACCGCCGTGGGCCATGGCCTGTGCAGCCTGCTGCTGTTTCATCTGCTGGGCTTGTTGAGCCTGCTGCATCTCCATAGCGTGACGCTGGGCCTGCTGCTGCATTTCCTGCTGGTGCCGGGCCATGATGATCTCTGGGGACTCGCCGGAGCTCTGCTGCTCCTTGAGACGCAGCTCCCACTCTTTCATAGCCAAGTCACCGTCGACCTTCTTAGCCTTAGTGGCCTCGGCCTGACGTTTAATCTCAAGCTCAGCCTGCTGCATCTGAACCAGCGGGTCTTGCGCGGCTTGTTGTGCCTGAGCCTGCTGAGCCTGACCCTTGCTCTGCTGCAGCACCTGCTGGGCCGCTTGAGCCACCATGCGTGACAACTGCACTTCGAGCTCCTCGGGCATATCTTCGTCCGGTGCGGGCATTGGTACACCAAGCTGGGCTTCGACTTTGGCGCGGTATGCGTAGGCCAAGTGTTCCGAGATATGCGCCTGAATCTCGGCCATCATTTTCTGGGCTTGCGGGTTCTGGCCAATCTGCTGCATCAGCATGGGGTCCTGCATCATGGCAGTGTGTACCGCAATGTGTGCATCGTGGTCTTGGTAAATAAACGCCTTGGTCGGCTTGCCGTTGAGGAACGCCATGTTCTCGGACACAGGGTCGCGGGGCTTCATGTCGTCTTCGATCGGCACCAGCTTGTCAGCGTTCTTGATACCCAGCACCTCAATCATCTGGCGGTGCAGCTGCGGCAGGTCATAAATCTGGGGCGCACCTTGGGACAGCTGAATCACAGCTTGGTACTGCATGATTCGTTGAGCCATCGTCGCACTGTTGGGGTCCGACACAGGGATGACCGAGCACAGGTCATAGTCGCCACGCTTGGCTTTACGATCGCCCGACGACGGGTCGAAGCTGTACTCTTCCGGCGTATAGTCGCGGATGATGTCGCGCAGCAGCTGGAACTCCTGCTTCATGGAGAAGTGCACCCGGGCCTGAACCGCGCTCATGGTTTTGAGCTGGCGCTCAAGCAGTGCAAGGGTGGTACCCACCGGAGCATTCGCACCCATGTCACTCACGTTCATGTCGGCAATCGAGCCCAGACGGCGACCTTCATCGGTGATCTGGTTCAACAGGGCCAGCAGAACTTGGCTTGGCTCCTTATAAGGAAGCGGCATAATGTTGTCGCGCAGAGCCCCACTGGCGATATCCACGTCACGGAATTCACCCGGTGCAATAGGTGTATCGTCACCCTTTACACGCAGACCACGAGTCTTCATACCACCGGGCAAATTCGACAGGGTTCCTGCGTCTACCAATTGGCGAATCAGGGAAGTGCCGGCGCGGGCGTAGCCGCCAATCAAGTTAATCAGGCCAAGGCCGTAGGCACCGAATCCGGGGATGTACGTGTACTGTACAAAGTGCTGGCGCTTAAGGCGCTGCTTGTCGTCCGGGTTCCAGTTACGGCGGATAGCCAAAACCTCGGTGGTAGCCCGGTCGATCGTAATTACGTAAGGCAGTGCGATGCCGTCCTCGTCCTCGTACCCGGGCAGGTCGTAATCAACGTGCACCTCAAGAATCTGGTAGCGCTCGTCGTCGGTAACAGAGTAACCTTGGTCCTTGGCCTTTTGCTTCTCAATGTCCGTGTGGATAACGCTTGGCTCGCCGAGGTCCACGTCTAGATAGAAACCCGCAGCCATAAGTTTGGCTAGCTCATTCTTGGTCTTACGCATAACATGCGTGACCCGCTCCGAGGTGCGCACACTAGACGCGCCATAAGGAATAATCAAGTCCTCTGCAGGGACAAACATCGCAGTCTGCCGGCCCAAGCCCGGGTCAAAGTAGACCTTCTTGAACGCCGACCCCGCCAAGCCGAGGTTGTACAGCAGGCGCTCATGCTCAGGCCGGTACTCGGTCATCACCTCAGTCAACTGGTAGTTCATGTCATCACGGACACGCTCACCAGCCTCTTCCTTCATCTTGTCAATCGCGCCTACAATCTCGGTCTTGACCGGACCCTGCGCGGGGAAGGTCTCAATAATCGTCTCGCTCTGGAACCTAACAGCCGCCTCGGTCAGCACCGTGCTGAACACCCCGCAGGCACCGGTCCACGGCTCAGTACGCTCCTCGTACTTCATGCCCAGCACTTCAAGGCCCTTGACGTAGGCTTCTACCCAGTCTTTGCGTGACGTGATGTCCGCGTCGATCAGCTCCATCAGGTCGCTAGCTACCGTCTGTAGGTCGCCTTGGTCCATCTCTTCGGCCAAGTTGGCAGCAAAATCGTCGCCAACCGCAGCGGAGTCCGGGGTCAGCGTAATCTCCATAGACCCGTCCGACAGGGTTACCGCGTCAGGGTTGTCAATCTCGATCTCCAAGTCTGGGGCATCGGGGAGGTCGGAGTCCTGCAGCCCTAGGGGCGCGGGTGAGATGGAGGGGAACATGTTACTTGTTGCCATACTATTTCCTTTTGAGCGTAGCTCGATTTGTGTCTGGGTTGTACGTGTACGCGCTAGCCTTCTTACCTGAAAGCTTGGACGCACGATCTTTGGCTCGTTCTTCAGCGGTCATGGAGTTACGCGCAAGTCCCGCAGGGGTCAGCTTTTCTGACCCAGCTTCCATCTGCCCACGGCTACGTAGCAACTTTATAGCAGTCTCACGGGAGCCGACCTGCGCAGTTAAGCGGTCGATCAAACTGTTGGCCCCCATAAATTTCTGCGTTGCCATAGGTATCCTTAGTAGTAAGCCTGCCGCCTAGAAGGACGGAACGTCTCATTATCCTCGTGGTCTGTACGTACACGCAACAAACCGCCATTACGGACGCGGGCCAATGCCAGCGTCATGGTGTCAACCTCGTCGTCGTGCTCGCCGCTAGGGAACGCCAAAATCTCTTCAACTGTAGCCGATGCCCATGCAGTTTCAGGAAACCACACATGACCGGACGCAAACAGGTCCGACACCGCATTGAGCCTCGCAATTTTATCCTGCCCCTTGCCCGGGCTAAAGTCCTGCACAAATATACCGGAGCGTCGCATCTCGTCAATCAACGGCTGGCCGCTGGCCTTGGCCTCCACAATTACGCTGTCCGGTTGCCAGTCGTGGTACTGCTCGTGGGCCATAACCTTGAGCTCAGGAAATTCATACTTGCCCTTGATCTTGTTCAACAGAATCACATTAGTGCTGCCGTCCTCGTCGCTGGTGAAGGTACCCCACGTATGGCACACGGAATAGTCAGACCGCTGCTTAGTAGTTAGTGCCGTGTCGAAGGACTGCACAATGAAGTCGATCGGGGGCGGGGTGTCCTTGGTCCACCACTTAATCCACTCACGCTTAATAATTGCAGCTTCGGAGGCGGTCGGGTTCTGCTGGTACTGCGCATACCACTGCCACATAATGTGGTGCATGGACGCCCGGGTCTGCTGCAAAGCCTCCAGTGACCACTGTTCTGGCCAGATGGACTTCTCGTTTTCGGTGTTTTCGTTCAGGATGGCAGGAAATTCAAAGGCTTCGTAGTCGTCGCCCCCCTCGTTCATGGCCGAATCTTTAAGCAGCCGACCAATTAGGTCCCGTTGGTGCCAACGGGTGTGCAAAACGCAGATTTTTCCCTCTGGCATGAGACGAGTACGCAGACCAGCACTGAACCACTCGTAGGTATTGTCCAAAGAGTTGGTATTTCCCGCCTTAATGTCCTGTTCGGACAGCGGGTCGTCGGCAATTATGAGGTGGGCACCCCGTCCGGCCAGCGCACCGCCCACACCAATCGAAAAATACTCGCCGCCCTTGGTGGTATTCCACTGTCCAGCAGCTTTTGCGTCCGCAGCGATGGCAGTTTGGGGAAAAATACGCTTGTATTCTGCCGTATTAATCAAATTTCGCACTTTTCGGGCCATAACCAGTGCCAAATCCGCTGTGTGGGAGGCCACAATGACCTTGTGATCGGGGTGCCTGCCCAAATACCACGCCGGGTAGTAGATAGAAATCATTTGGGACTTGCCCATACGCGGTGCCATACTCACGGCAATCCGGTTTTTGATGTTCTGCTCTACATCCATCAGCAAAGAGCCCAGCCGTTTTAGGTGTGTACCAAACTTGTAGGTCTTGTCTAGGGCCGCAATGAACGCGAGGAAGTCGTTTTGCGCCAGCTGTATGCGCTTGCGCTCCTCTAACTCCTCAAACATAACCAGCAGTTCAGCCGCTTCCGCACGGGGCAGCTTTTTGATGATTCTTTCGACCATCTCGCTGGTTAGTTCTAGGTCCATTAGCCGGTAATCTCCGCCATGTCAAACTCAATATTCGCAGTTTGCTGTGGTTTGCTAACTTCAAATGCTTCGCTCTCCACCACCCGGGTAAGGCGCTCCCGCAGTAACTGTTCCAGCTCTTCCGTGGGCCGATGGCGCATGGTGATTTCAGTCTTGTCCGTAAACAGGCCGACGTCGCTGATCTTGCCCAACATCTCTAAAGACTTCAAACGAATGCGCGGATCGGCATTAGCGCTCTCTAATATGAGCTTATTGGTGATGTACGTACGGAGCTGTGCGGCTGACTTAACTACGAGGTGGTCGTATTCCTGCAGGAGCGCCCCAAGGTGGGTGATGACTTCTGGTTTGGACAGGTCTGAGTCGGACGCTACCTGCCGGCCAGTAAATATGGCCCTTGAAAGTTCCGCGTCTTCGTCTGGGATATCAAACGGGGTGGAGTCGGTGTCATGCAACGAAGACAATGCAGCAGCTACCCGGGCGTCTAAAGATTCAAACGTCGGGCTAAATTCCGCTAGCGGAATGTCGTTGTCAATGGTCAAGGTATACATGGAGGGGGCCGCACTCCTAAGTGATTTTCGCGCATTGTATTATATTTTTTGCAGGGGTGTTTTATTTTTGACGGGGGCCTTTTCTATGTAAAGGGGGGTG